TTTTTAGTTGACGTTGCTGGTAGTTCTAACACTTTTGATATCGACATAGGTGGATCAGTTTCCGCAGAAAGGTTAGATTTTGACCTTGATATACTAGGAAGTACAAATGTATTTACTTCTATTGATATTGAGTCAGATGATGCTAAGTGGGATTTTGATATAACTGGAAGTAACAATACTTGGGTAACTAGCCAAACAGATGGAGCATATCATAAAATGATTGTGCTACATGATGGTAGTGGAGCAAATTACAGTTTAACTCAAAGCTCAGGAACATGTGCAACAGGTATAACTTCGTGTTATAGCGAAATGAACCTAGATATTGATAGCGAAAATGCTACAGTTACAATTACGCAAACAGATTAATAAATATGTTATTGGATTGTTGTGTGTTATATGTAGTTTCGGAGTCAGTGCCCAGATAGGCACAGTCTCAGAGCTAAACGGCACCCCAGGTTCAATAGAACGTAAGACAGGTGAAAACCTGATAGCGACCCTTTCTGGTGGAATTGAAAGCCTCGACAATATCGAAACAGAGAACGGCAGACTAAAAATTGAGTTTCTTGACAAAACTCAAGTTAGTCTTACAGAACACACTTTTATGGAAATAAACGAATATGTTTATGACCCAGATCCAAACAAAAGCAAAATGTCCCTTAACTTTATACAAGGCACCGCCAGATTTGCTACTGGTGGACTAGGATTAGTTCCAAAGCAGAACATAACAATCCATACGCCTACTGCCACAATTGGTATCCGTGGCACTGATTTCACAACAACAGTAGATGAACTCGGCAGAAGTTTAGTTATATTATTACCTGATGAAGATTGCACTGATAAAGTAGCACTAGAAGAAGGTTGTGCGCCTAGTGGTAGCATAACAATTACAAACGCAGGCGGAGTAGTAACACTTGACGAAGCATACATGAGTGCTATGGTTAGTACATTTGAGACAAGTCCTACAGATCCTGTTATCCTAACAAATATTGATCTTAATATGATAGACAATATGTTTATTGTAAGTGAACCAGCAGAAATTACAGAAGCAGTTGCTGAACAAAAAGCAGAAGCAAATGGCGGAGCAGACTACCTTGCATTCACAGATTTAGATGTAGACTTATTAGAAGAAAATATATTAGAAGAAGACCCTGATGCAGATCTAGAGTTTACTGAACTTGACATAAATTTTCTTGATGTAGATCTGCTACAAGACTTATTGAGTGTACTTGAAGTGTCAGTAGACATGAAATCAAAAGGTAGATCAGGTGTAGCCGCATTTGATGGCGCACTAATAACAGGTACCTCTCCAGGATTTGATAAAGAGACATCTTTTAACACTATAATAGATAAAGGTGCAGGAACAATATGGTTTTACAGAGATAACAGCGGTATAATTAGTATTAGATTACCGATATCATCTAATGCAAGTATTGAAACAGACGTTGACGGAAAGACCGGCTTAATAACAGTAGGCTCGGGCGGAAGCATAAATATTATTATTAGACAACAAAGCGGATAACACACATGCATCCAGATTATATAATTGCTTATGTTAAAAAAGCAAAGCAATTAGGCACACGAGTATTAATTGTCTCGGAAAAACCCAAACTTGACTTAGCTAACGCTTTAGCATCAGCAGGATTAGATGTTAGGCACTTAGAAACAGAAAACATTATACTACATTTAAATATGGAGTATAAAGAACCTCTTGCTTGGGCACATACTGTTATATTCTTTGGTACTACAGTACAAGTTAGTTCATCTGTTGCATTTAATTTACTTACAGTAAATGACCTCTTAGAAAATATTCCATACGAAAGATATGATTCATATCTTGGCTGGAAACAAGTTAGTCACTCACGGTTACCAAGTTTTAACTATCTAGTTGACTGTTGGAAAGAAATGAGCCGAGTTTGGCCAGACCTTATACGTTCAAACTTTGTCGACAAGACAGGAATATTGTATGCAGGCCCGGAACATGGTATCTCAGTTGCCCATATGTGCGTATCAGAGCTAGTGGAATATGTTAATGTGTTAAAAAAACACGGAACTACTAAGTTTCTTTGTTATAACTTAATGGAAACAATTCAAACAGACGGTCTATTACGCATACAGTTACTAGCAACTGCAATGCCAGAGATAAATCCTGCAGATTTTATATATGTTACTTCCGCGGCTAACATGCAAATACCGTGGAAAGACTTCTGTAAAGAGAACCAAATAGATAATCCTATTAGTATTATGTCAGGAAATTGGTATGATCAAACATGGTGGAACACATCTTGGATGCCAGTTGAGGATATTGTATCTGTACCAGCATTTGATCCAGAGTTTATGCCAGCAAAAACATTTTTATGCTTTAACAATGTTCCTAGATGGCACAGAACCAAACTGGTTACAGAGTTAGTTCATAATGATTTACTAAAAGATGGTTTAGTTAGTTTAAGACATAACGAACCAGGCCATTCAGATCAATTAGGACTTGACAAGTCACATCCTGTTGCGACTGACTGGCTAAAGAATAATTTACCGTTATATATTGACGAAGGTGCTGAGCGACTTAGACATATAGCATTTCCAGATAACAATGATACACAATTACATATGAACACACAGTTATCAATTGTTACAGAAACAATATATCAAAGTGACAATGAGGAACCTAGGGATAGTACGTCTGACTACTTACGGGGAGGAGTATTTTTTACAGAGAAAACATACAAACCTTTCTGGTTTAAGCAAGCATTCATGGTTATTGCAGTTCCTGGCTTATTAAAATACTTAAAAGGTATAGGTTGGCAAACGTTTGAACCCTACATTGATGAAAGTTATGACAATGAAACTGACGATGACAAGCGTATGCAAATGGTTATTAATGAACTTAAAAGGCTAAATAGTTTTACAGACGACGAATGGCGCCAATGGAGGAATGGCATAGCACCTATTATAGAGGCTAATGCACAAAGAATTCGCAGAGAACACTCCGGTGATCTAACTACATCTACGTGGAGAGACTTATTCTAATGAATATAGACGATAAACTTAATAATATGAAACCTAAAGACACCCCGTTATTAGTATTAGGGTATATAATATTGGGAATGTTTTTATTAATACCACTTAGTGCCCAAGCAGGCAATGAGAACGATGTTATGATAACACAAACAGGCAACAATGTAGCTATTGATATAGCCCAAGGCGGATACGATAATAGTGTTGACGTTAAATTGGGATTAGTAACAAGCGATACTTACAACACTTTTAGTGTTGTACAGGTAGGCAATGACAATAGTGTTTACTTCAGTGTAGGCGGAAACAATAATACTATATACCTACAACAAGAAGGTAAGAATAACGATATCGGCTGGACAGATGCATGGGGGTCGGGCTATTCTTGGGGCGGAGACTTAGACGGCAACAATAACGATATAGAAATAAGACAAAAATGTAGTTTTTCAACATGTAACGCAAACGATGCTCAATTCCATATATCGGGCAATAACAACGATGTTCTATTTGGGCAAGGATATTATCTATCCAGCACCGACGATACAACATTTGATTATGATAACTACGAACCCGGCGGCAACTTTCTCAGGTTAGACATTCACGGTAGTAACAATGATTTTAGTGGTTCTCAAAAAATGGATAGCAGTAGTACTAATCATAGTATGACTGTAAACTTATATAGTAACAGCAACGATGTATTTGCTCAGCAATGGGCCAATGGTAACAAAACACTTAATCTAACAATAAACAATGACAGCAACATAGTTGACATCGAACAAAAGAGCGCCGGCGCCCATTCTGCTACAATTTCTCTAGACGGAACCAATCCTACAACACTAGATTTACTTCAGCAAGGCACTACAAATCAAAGTTATACACTTACCCAATCCTGTGTAACTGTTGGCGGCTGTTCGATTAGTATAACCCAAGGCGACTAAACCGGTTGACACGTTTTATAAAGCGTGTATAATATAACTTATGAAACATATGATCAAGTGGTTAAAGATAACCGCGGCCATAAACATATATCTATCAATAATCATGACATTAGTCTTAATAGTCCTTACGATTGATATTTTAGTTGATTACTCTTGGCATAGGGCTGATTTCTTAGAAAACCTTACATCAACCAGTGAAGAAATACAGTAACAGCCTTAAATTTTACGTCTACTCAATATTGTTTGCACACATATCAATATTTACATTCTTCTTTCCTTTTATAATTTATCTAATTGTGAGTTCTATCTTACTGTTTATATTCCTAATGTTTATAGTTTTAACACACTATGAATTATATGATATCGCAAATAAAGAGTATAATAATGCAGATTATTTGTCATAATCCGGTTAGTATGTACTAACAAGTTGATAAATATATATGTTATAATAGCAGTTGGCTTTATAACTTTATAAAAGGAGAGTTAATCATGAAAAATTTGATTTCGTTCTTCGTAGTAGTACTTTGTTCAAGTATTGTAGGATGCGCCTCAGTTGGAGGGGCCTGGGACGCAGGAACAGAGATTGTCACAGGAACAGTTGATGCAATTGTAGGCGGAGCCGCCACAATGGTAACAGCAGTTTCAGATGACGTTATTAACATAGCAACAGTAGCAACGGATATTACAACCGGCGCAATAGACACAGTTGCAGACCAAGTTGATAAACAAACTGACGAACTTCAAAAAGATAAAGACGACTCAGCGGGAAAGTAGCTCGCCTGTTCTCGAAAAGGGCAGATGAGAAACAGGCGGATCAGGATATCAAGGCACTTGTAAAAAGTATCATGATATACTGTAACGACAATCCTGCAGAGTGCGACTCGTAGTAATATTCTTTCAAGATAATATTATGAACTAATTAAGGGTAGTGTAAACTGCCCTTTTTTTATGGTTAAAACTGAGACTGGTCTCATTTTTGATAAATACATATACAAACAGGGTACGACGACACACGCACTACACAAGCTACCCAAACAAAACACTTGCCCTTGCACGGAGAAAATGATGAAAAAACTTTTATCAGTCATGGGCATGATTGTCTTTTTTGGTTTACCTATTACAGCAGAAGGTCAGGCAACAGGTACATGTACAGCAGGAACAGAATATTGTGAAGCTAGTACAAGTGATACCACTACTACGAATACCACGACTACGAATACTACTGGTACCAACACGAGTACCAACACGAATAATAATACGAATACCAATACGAATACCAATACGAACGCCAACACGAATAATAATACGAACACCAATACCAGTACGGCGACCAATAACAACACCAACACCAACACTAGCACGAATACTAGCACCAATAATAATACAAACGCGAACACCAACACGAGTACCAACAATAACACCAATACCAATACCAATAATAACACGAATAATAATACGAATAATAACACGAATAATAATACGAACACCAGTACCAACAATAACACGAACGCCAATACGAACACCAACACCAACACCAACACCAACACGAATAATAACACGAACAATAATACCTCAACCAGTACCAACACGAATAATAATACGAACGCCAATACGAACACCAATAATAACACCAACACCAACAGTAATACAAACAATAGTACCAATACCAACAATAATGTTTCATCTGGTGGAACGAATAACACCAACAGCAACACGAATAATAATACGAACAATAATACCTCAACCAGTACCAACAATAACACCAACACAAACAATTCAACAGTCAATAGTTCTGCAAATAACACCAATACTAATAATAATACAAACAATAGTACCATTGACCAAAATGTAAATAGCAATAATACCAATACGAACAGCAACACGAATAATAATACGAACACCAACAATTCAACTTCAGATTCGACCAGTAACAACACCAACACCAACAGTAATACAAACGATAATAATAACACCAATACTAGCACCAGTACTAGTGATAGTAAAGTAGAAACAAACAATACCAATACCAATAATAACACGAATAACAATAACAACAAGAACGAAAACATTAACAAAAATGAAACTAACCAAACTATTAAGCAAGAGATAACAACAAAGGCTCCACCGGCTAGTGCTATAGCACCAAGCATTGGGTCAAGTTATTCTCAAGACTTATGTACAACTGGTATATCAGGTGCTTTTCAAGGACAAGTATTTGGACTAAGTGGTGGTAAGTCAGTTAGAGACATGAACTGTGAACGTATTAAACTTTCTAAAACTATATACGATATGGGCATGAAAGTAGCGGCAGTTAGTTTAATGTGTCAAGACGAACGTGTATTTAAAGCAATGGAAATGGCTGGAACACCATGTCCTTACATGGGTGCCATTGGTGCTGAAGCTACAGTAGCCTGGGCTGATAACAGCGATGAAAGGGCAGACGCTAAAACAGGTTGGTTTGGCAGAAAAAAGATTTCTAAAAGACCGGCGGAAGATGCTAAAGAGTTAAACGGCGGTAAAGACTTTGATGAGTTTATGAGAACATGCACTAAGAAATCAGGGAAAAAACCGAAAAAAAGTAAAGGCTATTGTGAGGACAAATGGCAATCAAACATCTAACATCTCTTGCAGTATTGCTACTAATAGCGTTAGTATCACCTAACAGTAACGCGGATGTCACTATGGGCGGTTCAGTTACTATTGGACACGATGGCAGTACCTTATACGATATCTACAATACAGGAACAGAATGCTTTTCGGCTGATGATGGTAGTTGCGGTCCTATTTCAATAGGATTTGACTTTGACTGGCAAGGCCAGAAATATACAAGAACTGTAATGGGAACAAATGGTTGTCTAAAATTGCTGAGATGGGATGACTCCAGCTCAGGCGGCTCTAGTTGCTCTGATTATACCCCACAAGCACTTCCTTATCAAGACGAAACTTTATATCCTTTCTGGACAGACCTTATTCGAGGAACAGGTACAGGAGCCTGTGCCCAGATGTTTCCAGGTAACTCGTCATATTCTTCAGGACAAGAATGCTCTGTTGCATCTAAAATGATGTATCAAACATTTGATGATTATGTTGTTTTTGGTTGGTACTTTATGCAAGAATATAACAGACCATCAAGTAACAGTTTTGAAGTTATATTAAACGATCACAACGGCTCTAATTTTGCGTTGACTGATCCTGCGTGGTGCTGTGAAGGCGATGAAGACACTTTTGAGTTTCGTTACAGAGAACTTGATATAGAGAATCATAATGTTGTAGTAGGAGCTCAATTTGATGATTCTAATTATATTCAAGCTATACTTTATACTAATGACTCTACTTCTAATTGGGATAGTCTGGATCAAGGAACACTAGAAGACGGCGGTGTGCTTAAATATAACCCAAATGGTGAAGGTCAGCCTAGTGAATGTGTAAATAATCCTGGCTTCTCTCAAGACTGTGAAGGCTATTCTGCTTATCAATTTGGTATAGAATGTGTAAATGATGTTCATTACTCGCAATATTGTCCTGGGTATGCCCAAGCCTACGAAGAAACCCAATTTGAACAACAATGCGATATAGATCAATTATCAGATGCTAACTGTCCTTACTATGCACAAGAATTACAATTACAACAAGATGCAATGGCTATGATGACAGACGACCCTGAATATTATGATAACTATATCATGGATGATGGTGGCTATTCAAATACAGCACATGAAGATCAATACGGTTATGAAGATAATTCACTCGGCGACGATGGTTCACAAGATGGGACAGAATTGTATGATGATGCTGGATACAATGGATATGACGATGGTCGTGATGCCTATGCCTCAGAGAACGAAGATTGCGGCGCATGTGGATACGATCCACGCGAAGATATGAATATCCAATATGATGATCTTAACCCTGAACAACAAATGTTAGTTGACCAAGGTCTTAGTCTACAAGATGCAGTACTCATAACAATGGGCGAAGATGATTTACTTGCATTAGGCTTAGATCCGTCTATCCAATTCAACGGACACGACCCAGGTGATATAGTTGATGAGCAGTTAGGTGAATCTTATGACTACAATGTACATAATGATGTGTTTGATACACAAGAAGATTGGCTTATGGAGAATGATCCTCAGTGGGCATTAGAAGAACAACAGTGGCAATCAGAGATGGAAGGCACATACGGCGAAAACTGGGAAGATACAATGACTATGGCAGACTGGTATGAAGTAGACGTTGCTGAATTTGGTCAAGAGCAAGTTGACGAATGGTACGGTACAGATGTGGCGTTTGATGATACAGGAACAATAGTTTGGGAAGAGTATGATTACTCAATAGATGCAGAAATGGCTTATGACTTAGTTGCTGATGGCTTTGCAGAGCATGACGACCTTATAGGATTAATTGCTCAAGAAGGAGATGAACGTAGTGCTGAGGATTGCCCAACGTGTGCTATGGAAGATTTTTTCCGTGAACATGATGACGAAGAAGCCTTTTTTGAGCTGTATGACGAGGACGTAGAATTTTATGCAGACGAAACAGAATTGTATGATGAAGACTATGCACGTGAAGAAGAATTCACAGAAGAAGAATTTACAGAAGAAGATATATTAGAAGATTTCTTAAACGACGAAGCATTTGAAGAATTAATTAACGAAGAAGAATTAGCAGAGTTAATAATGTCAGAGACAGACGAAAGATTAGATGATATTGATATTAATGAAGAAAGAGATGAGAGTCGTGTTGAGACAGAAGAAGATAGAGAAGAAGATAGAGAAGATACAAGAGAAAAATCTCAGTCAAAATCAGTGAATAATATAGCATCATCACAAAAAGGTCCAGTTACATCAAACAGTGGTTCATCTGTTGTTAATGATTCCGGAAGTAGCAGTAGTTTTAGCAGTAATAATAGTTGGGAACCTTCGGGTGGCGGAATGAGCATGGCAGTTTCAGAAATGAAAATAGAATTCTCAGATTCAGCAACAGCAAATATTGTGGAAGAAGTTCTTGCAGATGGTTCAGGTGAAAGTGTGCAAGTTATGGATGGAAGCTCACAACAAGATGGAAGCGTATCACAAGACGGTAGCAGTAGTTTCCAAAATGATGACGGTAGTTCATCATCTAGTTCATCATCTACTGGACAGTTAGTTGAAAGCAGTTCAACAGGCGACGATACTTCATTACTATTTGCTCAAGATCAACTAGGACAAAGTTCGATAGATATATCAAATATAGACGCAGGACCTAGTCTAAGCGCCTTTGATGTTGCTGAAGAGTTTGCTGAGACTCAAACAGAGCAAGAAGAAGCACAAATGTTTATAGAGAGTTTTGATGATGGATCTTCAGGAGGTTTATCACAAACAGCACAAGATTTTGGCGATAACCTTACTGATGCTATTGCTTCTGGTACAGGTCTTACTGAATTTTTAAGCCAAGAACAACCTACATTTACACAGTTTGAAGTGCAACAACAGACATTCCAAGAACAAAAACAAACTGATGCAGTAGAAAGTTTAGCAGACAGAATGGGTTCAGTAGTTGCTTCGGCAAACTTAGCAACAGAATTACAAGCAGTACAACAAGGCACAGGAGATGGAGCACAATATGGTGACCAAACTATTGCAGTTGCTTATATAGGATATACAGCAGGCTTTAGCGATTACACATCACAAATGCAACTAGCAGACCAACAGCAATGGTATGGTAGTGATCAAGTGTACCCAGGGCAAAAAAATACAGACAATGTTCAGAGTTTTTATATGATGGCTGGTAAAACTCAAGAAAAATTAAAAGAAATGATATACAGTCAATATAAAGAATTACAGGAGAACTAAAATGGCAGAGATAGATGTTGGTGGAGTAAAGATGAGTGGCAGTAAAATGATGTTTATACTTCCGTTGCTAGGTACACTAATTGGTGGGCTATGGGGAGGCTTTGAACTTTATAGTCGTTTGCTTGAAGCAGAAGAAACATTAGCAAACTTACAACCAGAAGCAATTCAGGCAGAGTTAGTTAGGCTAACAGAACTCACAGAAATCATTAAAACTGATTTAAGGGAAGATATTAATGCCGCAAGAGATGAAACTAAAGTAGCAATGGACTTAGCAAGGGAAACTGAAAAGACATCGGCAGACACACAAAGAGAAATTAGAAATGATGTGTATGCTATGGAACGTGATATGAATACACGTTTTAAAGAGATGGATTCCGAACAACGAGAAATGCGTAAAGAGTTAGAAGAAAAAATAACAACTATACTAGAAAATCCACTGAACGACGTTGAATAATACATAAATATAACTATGAAATGGTTATATAGTAGTTATGCAGTATTCTTGACGATAGTACTTCTAACAGTACTAAAAATATTCGATCCTATCCCCTTACAAAGTCTAAGAGGACAGGTGTTTGACAGTTACCAGCAGTTAGATACTATAGTAGACAGTAAAGACGTTGTTATAATTAACTTAGGTGAAAAAAGTTTAGCAACGCTAGGACAGTATCCTTTTCCTAGAACAACGTATGCTCAACTTTTACACGATATCAGGCAAAAGAATCAAGGCATAATAGGATTTACTATTATGTTTCCTGAGCAAGATAGATTCAACGGAGACGAGGTATTTGCATCATGGATACAAGGCAACGGCATAGTTTTATCCCAAACCCCAAGTTCCAAAGGAGTCAAAACTACAGGTCCTCACATTGGTACAGGCACAATAGGACCTTTACCAGCACAGGACTTTATCTTAACATGGCCAAACTTAGTAACGAATATAAACCTTTTAGAGCAACCAGCACAAGGGATCGGTGTTAACGCATCTGCACCACAGCCAGACAACCAAACAAGAACATATCCATTAGCAATAGGAGTAGAAGGTAAACTATATCCTAGTTTTGCTATAGAGATGTTGCGAGTAAATTCAGGCAAGCCTAGTTATATAATTAAAACAACAGAAATAGGGGTGCAAGAGATTGCAGTTCCTCCGTACGATCCTATTGTAACCCAACCAAACGGCACAACTTACATTCGCTTTAACAATACTTTTGAAGAAATAGAATACACAGATGCGACCAGTTTACCAGATATGGGTGCAAAGTTTGTTATTGTAGGAGTAACAGCAGAAGGTATTGCAAACCCTGTAGCAACACCAAGAGGCAACCTCTATCCACAGCATATACAAGCCCAAATGCTACAGAATATTATAAGTGGGGCCAATATAACCCGTAGCCAGCTAAGTGCTGTTACAGAGCTTCTGTGTGCGTTGTTGACTATGCTATTAGTCATGACTGTAGTATATAAAGCACCTATATGGGCAAGTATGCCAACTGTTATTGCTGTATTAGGAGGAATTGTGTATTATAGTATACATTCTTATACAGCAAACTTAGTATTGTTTGATGCTACCTTCCCGGTACTAGCAGGGTTCCTAGTGTTCACACAGACGTCGTTTAACAACTTCTATGTACAATTTAAACTAAGAGCCGAGATACAAAAACAATTTGCAGGATATGCCTCTCCGACAGTAGTGCGTATGCTACAAGAAAATCCAGGACTAATCAAAGACGGAATGAAAAAAGAAGTAAGTATATGCTTCTCAGATTTGCGTGGCTTTACTCCGCTAGGCGAGAGCTTTGGCGATGATGTTAAAGGGTTAACAGAAATAATGAATGGGTATATGGATGCAATAACACAACCTATACTTGATGCAGACGGTATGGTGATTAAGTACATCGGCGATGCTAGTATGCATATACATAATGCTCCTATGGATGATCCAGACCATCCTAAGAGTGCAGTCCAAACAGGACTGTTAATGCTTAAAGCAGTTGAAGAGTTTAATAATAAAATTGTTAAAGAAGGCAGACCACCTATTGGTATGGGTGCTGGTATTAATACTGGACTCGGCTATATTGGGGAAATGGGCTCTACTGCAAGACACTCATATGACATACTCGGAGATGCAGTTAGTACTGCCGCGAGGATAGAAAGCAAATGTAAAGAGTATGGCTGTTTACTCCTTGTGGGCGGCGACACATATAAGCATACTAAGAACGATTTCTTTTATCTAAAAGTAGACGACTTAGCAGTAAAAGGAAAAACAGTCGGTATAGAAATATACACAGTACTTGATATTAAGAAAACTAAGTATGCTAAAGCAAAACAGATGCACGAAGACATGTATAATCATTATCTCAATCAGGAGTTTAATAGAGCAATTAACTTATGCGAAAAGTTAACAGATGCATTTGAAGGCAAAATGAAAGGCTACTATGCTATGTGGATTGAACGCTGTGAATTTCAATTAACACAAGACTTGCCTAAAGACTGGAATGGCGTATTTATAGCTACAAGCAAATAACGATAAATAACAGTATGGACGACATGCGAAAATATATTAACCTCATTGAGAGTGCCCAAACTCTACAAGAAGAACAGTGGATAAGTCACAGAGACTTAGCTAACGTAATATTCAAGCATACTAAGAATCGACAATTAGCATTGGATTTCATTCATTTAGAAGATGACTATGTTAGTCAGGATGATATGCAAAGCACAAATATGGATGCTATGGGGTTTGATCCATTCCAGGAAGATCGTGAACAGGTAAACAATATATTAAATATTAATAATGTTCCTGTTAAAGTGTTAAAGATGAAACATAATGATGCGTATGAAACGCAATACAGCATACTACAAAGTATTAAATAATTACTATTCAGGTTCCCAAGATTGCAAATCAAAGAAAAACTGTGCATAGAATTTTCCGTCTTTGCTTACTTGTCTTGCATGAAACAGTTCTAATGGAATAGATGGGTCGTGCTGTAAGATAGGCCAGTAGTATCGTTTAATAAATCTCTCTATCTTTTTGAGATCTGACTCTAAAGCATCAAGTAATGCATTACTAAACTGTAAATCAGTTACTACTCCACTTAACCATACGTGATGTTCACTAGTAGGATCATAACGTCTAACCATATCTCTTGCGTCGTAATATAATGCTCTAATTGGATTTATGTCTGCCCTGTATTTTCTAAGTATTTGTGGAAATGAAAACTGAGGATCTCTAGTTCGTGCATTTTTTACTAGGCCAGTATATTCTTTTTTAAGTGCTTCTTTAAGCGATTCTAAACTTTCGCCTGTACGCTTGTTGTAGTCTTTTATTATTTTCCTAGCAATTCTAGTTTGTCTTGCAGTAAAGTGTTGCATACACCCTTCTATATCATCTATAGTAAAAACACCGTCTAAAAGTCCAGCAGGCAACGTACTTGTCTTAGCATATTTTTCAAGCTCAGACTGTATCCTAATACATATAAAATCTATGATCGTTGACAAAGTACACTCCTACGTGTTAACTATTAACTTCTAAAATCCTGTGTAGTTTGTCGGTGCCGCCGTTTCTGTTTAGTGTTGCTTTAGCTCCTTGGTGCATTGGTTGAGGCCATCTGCCTATGTCTACCCATGCGTACCCTGAGCTTTCGTCATTAAGCGTTGGCGAAAATTCTTTTTCAACAACTGCCGCAAAGCTATAATAGTAAAAGTGTTTGTCTCTACTTTCGTAGACATCAATTGGGTTAAGTTTATTCAATGCAGGCATAAATCCAATTTCTTCTATTAATTCTCGTTGAAGTGCTTCAAACGGAGTCTCACCTTTGTCGATCAGCCCACCAAAAAACCCCCATGTGTGTTTAAATCTCTTGTCACTATTTCTAAGTTGCAATAAACATCTGCCTGTGTCTTTAGCTAAAAATACAACTCCTGCCGCCGTAATCAAAGTATTAATCTCCAGTAGCCTGGGTTATATGTTCCTTGCCAGCTACTTATCCATTGTACGCCAGTCCATTTAAACTGTTGTGATGTATGTGAATTTGTTGCAAGTGCAGTTGTGCCAATTTTTGCACTAGCATCAAATACTACAGACCATGCACTACCATTATACTGAACAATATCGTTAGCACTTGCAGTGATACCACCCCATTCAACAAATGTAGATAATATAGGTCCTGTTAGTAAATATCGTTGATCGGTTGCTTGAGCAATTAATGTATCACCTGGTCTACTTGTACCTGGGTCTATAATTTTATTTACTGCGTCTAATGAGTTAGTTGGTAATGTATCAGCATCAACATTGAATACTAAGTTGTTAGGATTTGCTGGATTAGCCGCTATACTACCGATAACTAATAACTCTCTTTCCTCAGGGTCAGCACTTATATTAAGCTCTAGTCTGCTTGTTGTTCTCAATTCACCATGCATTTCTATAATGTCAGCCCATTTTACTTCAACGTTCATTGGATTAACTAATGTTGCACCACCACTTATAACTTTTACTTTGTACTCGCCTGGTGTAACAGTAACACTTGCAGTATCGTTAATTGATCCAAAGAAGTCAGCATAACTGCCATCAAATCCTAAGTCAGCAAGGCTATCTACATTGTGTATGTCGTTAACAATGCGTTGTATAATTGTTTGTCTTTTAACTTTAGCAGGAGGCGATATCCAAATAGGCACAGCAAATGTTAATGTTGATATGTCTAATGTTTCGTCTGTTCCTGCTGGCAATGATCTACTACTCCAGTTTATATCTGTTAATTCTACTTCAAACACACTGGTCCAATCCAACGGATTGTCGTTAACTTGTAACTGTATACCAGGGTTAAATATTACAAATATTTGTTCTAGTATTTGTAATTTTGTGTCTGTATTAGTAGTCCAAATATCTACTTGTATATTAAGATTGTATGGAACAGGCATATAACGTTGTGTAGTATATAAGTTTCCTTGCTCGGAAGTATACTTACCTGACGCTACGTCCCATTCTCTTTCTGCTACTTGAGTAGTATCAACTAGGAATGGATCTTGTATTCTTTCTTTAGCCTGCCCTATGCTGGCTACACTAACTGTAATTTGTGGTGCATTAGCAACAGAATTCTCTGAATTGTTTTTCAACATATGAGCTACCATTCTACTGATATCACCATATCGTGCAGGAACTCTGTTAAGACGCTCAGCACCTTTAACAATTTCTTTAACTTGAAAGTTTGAGAATACTCGTACAAGTTGTAGCAGATAACGTTTTATCTGTGCGTCATACCAATAATCTAAATTTTTACCTGCCATTGCTTAATTCTCCCGGATATATAATTCTAGGCATACCATTTAATGCATTAGCTACATCCATTGTGACTACATAAGTGCCTGGTTCGTTAACCCACCAGCCAATCCTTGGACGGTTAATCCAATAATAATCATGATGACAACCAAACTCTATTGGAAAGAAACCAATCATTTGTTCAGGTTTTGTTGTTACTACAGTAACACTTTCAGTTAATTTTTTAGTGTTTGCATTATAATAAAACATTCCATGTGTTGTATAAGGTAGCGTCGGTTCAGGCATAGGATCATGCTTAGGCATGGACTGAGAAGCCCATACTGAGTTTGCAAACTTCACTTTAAAAGATTCTAATAGTTCAGGTCGTTTGTAAGGCCACGGCGGAACTGAATAATCAGCGTCCCATGTACGAACTTCCATGGCTTGAAATTCTGGAGCATAATAAAGATTAGGAAACAACTTATCTAAATGCCTAGTATAAGATACAAAACCTTCGTCAAATATACATGGCCCGTAAAATTCGCTGTACACTACTTCTGGAACTGGCCCTGTAAAATCTTCTACAGTTAATCTTTCTATGTCTTTGTTTATAACTCGATATTGCTCTTGACTAAATCCTAATTTTTCTAATGCACGATCTAATATTAAGAAAGCCTGCGGATCGTATTCTACAAAATATACAAATTTTGCACCATGTTTAAAGGCATTAATTCCTGCATAGCCTGATCCTGCTCCTAAATCTATAACAGTTTTGTCTTTTGAATATTCTTCTATTAAGTTATCCTGATGTCTTCTGGGAGCATTTGCAATACTAAGCACAAAGCCTTCTGGGTTATGACGGGTATCCCATTCTGATGGGAACGGGCTGTCAGACTGCTCAGCAAGATCAGGACGATTTTCGTCCGATATTTTAAAAAAATTGCTTTCTCTTAGTCTGTACGTCATACTATACCTGTTCTAAACGTTCCATTAGTCTTTCAGCTCTTTTAGTAACTTGCCTATACCATTTACTATCTCTGCCTTCTATTCCTGCTTGTTTCCAATCTTGCTCTTCGAGAGCTTTTCTAAAGTTTTTAAATCCACCAAGTCTTCCACGACCCATGTTAAACATCATATTAACCAAGACTTCCTGGGCAACGCCAGGCCAGTCAGTAAACCCTTCTCCGTATAAAGCAACACATTCTGAGATTGCTGTATCGAGGTCTTTTTCAAAACATTCTTTTGTTCTATCCTCTGAGACTGGAGTACCCACGTTGGCTCCGAATTC